ACTGTAAACTTCCTTACGAACCTTTTCTAAGTTGGCCTCAGTAACGACCGGATTAGCGATGGAGACTTGAGGTGTGGCTGCTGCAATACCTGCACGCTCGTTATAAGCTAACTCAGTGGTTCTAAAGAACGGACGAATATCAATAATATCGTCATCATTAATGATATCAGCGATAGGCCCTGCCGCAGTCTGAACTCTAACGTAAGCAACGGGTAGGATAGATTGTCCAATTAATTGGAATGACGTTGTCTCAAGTTGTTCTGATAATGCGGGAGCTAAATTCATTAGATCATCCGGTGAAGGGAACGATCCTCTAATTACACCAGCAGAGGTTGTAAACCCATTATTAGCGCCGTTCTCATCTCCAGGGTGCGCCAACATAATGGGAGTACCATCTAGTGTTTGAAGGCTAACCCTATCATCACTCTCATCACCAGTAGAAGTAGAAGTGGCTGTCTGTCTCGATATACCGATCCCAGCCCCCTTTAGGATTCCAATAGCAGGTTCGGTAAGTGTGGTTGGATTGCCATCAGCATCAAATTTAGGGATGGTAGTAGACTCTTCGTCAACAGCTTTAGAGTAAATGAATACAAGATCAATTCTCTGATTAGCATTTAAAGCCTGATTATTACCAGCAGAGTCAATATAGAAAAAATCACTAGAATCGAAATCAGGAAGCGTAAGCTCTAATTCATTAGGAACGTCTACAATGGAAGTTCTAATAGCTCCGCGCCATCTTTTAATGAACTCAGATTCAAGTCTGCCTTGTTGGCCTGCCTCAGGCTCTCCTTCCGAACTGAATACATTCTTAATAAGAGTTAAATCTCTAGTCGTATCAGGAGTGTTGTGCTTTAGGATAGCACCTATATAGTTCGGGTATAGAGCCCTATCATCAGGAGCAAAGTCACCATCGAACTGACTATACCCAGGGGTAGATGTGCCCGAAGGAGCAAATCCCTTAGCTAAGTGGAATCCGTCCTCATCCCAGAAAGGGAACGTGAAGCATCGCTCGGCAAGGCCATTCATATTTAAGGCATCCCCCAGAAGTCCCTGTTGGAACTGGTCAAGAACGCCTGATACGCTACCTATATTGGTTTGAACTTCGTAAGTGTTTAAATCAGAAACGGTGCCGTCTGCGTTTCTGGTATTACTAAACCCAGCGATCTGTCGAACAACTTGCAAAGGAGTTAAGCTATACGCATTGTTAATTCTGGCACTAAACTTACCGGGCTTAACTCTGATCTTACGGTCATTACCCGTAGCGTAGGGCTTTAATTCAGAAAACCCTCCCCTATCAATTTCAATGTCTGCTCGATTATTCTGACGAGAAATGATGCCATCTACTTGGTCTTTTAGGAATTTCTGAGACTCCTCAAGTTGCTTAACGGGAATGTTATCAACCTCAAAATAGTAAGGGTCATTAGCCTTAAAATGCCTGACCGGGCTAATAAATGTGTGAGGTGTGTCGTAATAGGTAATTTCGTTAGCCATTAGTTATCCTTCTTAAGATCAAAGTTATTTATAGACGCAACGCCCGTACTATATGGATATTCATTATAGGAGTCGCCGCCAAACGAACTGGTGGAGTAGTAGCCCTCTACAACCTTCCCGAGTCCTGACTTACCAACAGTATTATGTTTAGCATTAGCAAATGTGTTCAATGCAGAATCATCCAGCACTGCCTTAATAGTGTCCGAACCTGCCATCATAGCTGAGGCGTAGAAGAACCCTGAAGGCTCGACTACCATAGAATTTATATCATTATCCTCTCGTCGAAGAATGGATGTATATTGTGTTGAGGCTGCGAAATCGCTACTAGACGAGGCAATTAATGTCCCAGAGAAGTTATACCCTTGAGCAAACACCTGTCGAGCCATTCCTTCAAGTCTAGGTGTGGAACTCGCCACCAAGAAGTTAGCTACAGGATCTACTGAGAAGTAAAGTCTAAACGCTCCAAAATTCTCTGCGGAAGATTTACCAAAAGCGTTGTCAGTGCTCTTACCGTAGTAATCTAGTACAGATAAGCTAGATGTGTCAGGAGTGCTCATCGGTGCTGCCGAAAGCTCGTGAGCCCAAACACCTGACGGACCAAAGTAACCCGCGTCTCTTGGGTGGTGAGCACTCACACTAAGGTATGAAGCCTTGAGAAGAGAGTTGTCAGCAATGTTCCAAATGAACAGTCTTGTGCAGTTATCCCCAGGGAGAGGACTTGTTCCCTCTAAATCATAAACAACCCCAGAAGTGTTATGCCATGACGCAGGGAAGTGTACATTGTTCGCTTCTACAACGCTATCACCCACCGCTCTAACGCACATACCACCAGTTGTGATATCTGTGATATCATTACTTGCAGATTGATCGTGTATTAAATAATATTTACTAGGAGCAGGTGCAGCATCGCTCTCAAAAACATATTTATTATTGTTCTGAACCGTGGTAGGATTAGCAACAACAGTGGCGCTATCTAAATTGGCGTTTGGATAAAATTGAACATACCCAGCACTGGCATAGGTCTGGTAGTCCGAGTTGGCAAAGTCGTAAGGCGCTGCAATGGAACTGCCGTAAGCTCCGTTGGGATAATTAGCTTGATAATCTCCAGCATTCTCCATGAGAATGTTTGAATTTCGGTTAGCCACTAAGCAAGCCCTAGTCGAGTGCAACTCAACCATTGTATGATTGGCAGCGTTGGACAGGTCGAAGGAGGATACCAGAAGAGTTCCGTTATTAGACTGGTGAGGAGTGATCTCAATAGTAGAGTTATCCTCTGCCAAGACATCAACGCCAAATCTACCAATTGTAGTTGGTCCTTGAATCTTAATGGTGGATTCCTTAGACGCATAAAGACCAGCAACATTTACACTATCATTTCTGGTTGTCGGGCCTAAGAATACATTGGCATACTGCCCGGAACCTCTAACTGTTAATGTAGAATTATCTTCAACAAGGGAAAGTAACCCATACTGAGCTTCGAGTGTTTTGCCAGCCCCAGGAACCTTCTTCATGTGAGCGTGAACTAAATCAACATCAGAGCCACCCTTTAAGTGAACAGAAGGCAGGTATTTGCCCGTAGCTTCTTCTTTACCAAAGGACCCACTTGCGTAAACCATGGTGAAGATATCCGGCATAGAGCTTGTGTAGTAAGGTTTAATAACGCTATTATCACACACGATATCCTGACCATTATCAATACACCCAACCTGAGACTCAAAGAAGGTTTCCACGGAATCCGTGTCAGCTTGATTAGAGCCTGCATATAAATCCTTGTTATAAACGAACTCAGAAGTGTTAAACCTCAACGCGGTTGATTGATTGTATCTTGCTGTAACAGTGTCTGCATAAACTTTAGAGGTATTTGCATCTAAGCCCATGTAGTTACCATCCAAGTAAAGTCTACCACTGTGATTAATCACGCTATTCTTAAGCCTAACGCCTGCCTCGGTATTAAGCTCTGAGAACACCTGAGCACCATCATTCCATGAGGTAGTTGAGTTGCCTCCAAGCTCGGTTCTGCCTCCTATGATTCGCGAATCAATTGCATCAATACCTATGTCGTTTCGAGAAACACAGTACAATGCTTCAAGTGAAGGGGCCGGTGCATCGCCAAGGTATGTGGGGTAGAAATCAGCATTAGCACTTGCATTCTTAGATTGAACGATATCTCTCTCGTAGGTTGACTTTAAGTTTACGGTTGAGTTGACCGCTCTAATACCAGCACCATAACCACTCAGGCTTTGATAGCTATCTCGCTTATCTACGAAAGGAATACCAACTCTGTTAGTGCCAGCATTAGCATAGTTCCTGTACCCTACAAAACCTCTAAACAAGTTGACTTCTGAATTATCAACATGCAAGCCAGCCTCATTACATCTGGCTACGGAGCATCTTTCCATGTTGACGGTAGAGTTTTTAATCTCGATACCCCTATCTATGGCATATTCGCCATCAACATTAAAGTTTCTAATAAATACAGGACCGTTACAATCTGTTACTTTAATAAAATCTAATTTATTAAAGTATGCGAAAGCGGCGGCGGCAGTATCGTTGGAGCCGTCATCAATCCCATTACCCCATTTAATTTCTGATCCAGTGGTTTCATTAAGAGTGCTAACATCATAAACGGGGTCAATACCCCTACTCTGAGATGTGTCAAAAGGTAAGAACCCGAAAGCAGATACAGCAGCATAAGTTGAAGCTCCCGTATCCCAAGGATCAACTGTACTGCCTAAAGAGGCAGTTAACCTATTTAATTGAGTCCCTCTAACCTTTTTAGTGAATACGTAAGGGTTGAAGTCATCATAACGTTGATCTTTCCACAATTGTGTGGATATTGAAGAAGAAATGTATTGGCCTGTGCTGAAGATTTGTGCGGACTGCATATCATATGCGAGTCCTGGGCCGGATGCATTAGGGTGGAGAACGCCAGCACCAATAGGTACGACGCTTGCTGCTATGTTGTAATCAGTGTATGAATCGTCGTATATCTGGCCCGCTAACCCACTACCATTAATATCCATTGCTCCTGCGAAAGAGCTATTACGGTTGATCACCTCTAAAGAGCCGTTTGGACCGAAGGATTTATTGGAAATACTCAGACCTCCGAGATCGCCAAAGCTTGCGACCTCAACTAGTATGGGGTAATTAATAACTTCAGGTAATGCATTAATACAAGCACTTAAAGTGGTAAAGAAGGTGGGATTGCAGGAAGAGGTTGCATCTGCTGAGACGACAAATGACATGCCCGCTAAAGCTGACGTTGGATGCCCAAACTTCTCCCAAAGAAGCTCAGTCCTCTCATCTAAATCATGAAGAGGTAAGTTGTCCTGTTCAAAATTGTAGAACGAGCTAGCGTCATACTTGGTAACCTTATCAGTCCAGCAGACTAAAAGGTTGTCAGATCCACCTGATACATATACGTCACTTGGGTTTAACATTTTATCCGAATGATATTGTCCACCTGAACACCAAAGCGAAGTCTGATGTTTTTCTAATATTACTAAAGTATCGGTACGCTGCTAAAATAGATGTTTCAGTCGCGCTCGCTTTTGGATTCTTAATAAATATTCCAATTTCATTTAGAGATGCTTCACTGCTTCCGGGTCTCGATAAATCGTTACAGGAATCTTCATCAACAAAGATCGTAAATCGTACTGTTCGATCATCTACCTTAGTAACCTTACTAAAAGGTATCTTTGCAAATATCTCACCAGTGGTAGTCGCCACGTTGTTGGCCCACCTAAATCCTGAAACGATGTTTAAATTACTATCCCCAGTTCCGACGTATTCGGCCACTGAAGAAAGTTCTCCAGAAAGATTATTTGTGGTGCTTACCTGTAATTCTGATCCACCACTAACGCCAAGCTTAAATCTGTCGATCTGGTAATCAGTGATGGTATCAGAGCCCACCTTACCGTAAAGGTGGGCTAAGGACCACCCAAAGCCTGAGACGATGACGTTGTCCTCGTCGTACACAAGCTCCTCTTGACCATCAACGACCTTATGTACCGTTAAGTGTCCTTTTATACCCATTTGGCTTGTCAGTGATTTAATCATTTGAAATCTATTGTTAAAGCTATTATAGTGGTGTTAGTTCCGAGCCAATGTGCCAGCCCGCTATGGAGACTCGCTACAGTTAAGTCCCTGTGGAAAAGAGGATTATCTAAAAGAGTGGACTTAGCCACTAGCTTATACTTCCTGTTATTATTTAGAGCATCATAACTATAAGGAGGTATTAACCCTGAAGCCAACATGTCTTTCAAATCTAAACAGTAAACTCCTACATGCTTGACGCTTCCAAAAGAAACTAAAGTGATGGCATCCCCAGATGCGACTCTATTGGATACCACCAAACTACCCGCTGAAGGTGCGATTCCTAGGCTGGCACTGGATAGCACTAAGGATCCGGTCTCATGATTACTATTTGACACCAGGGCGATACCCTCAAGTTGTTGGACCGATGAAGGGCAAGTGGTTATAAACCCATTCTTATCTATTATTGAATCCTTATTGAATACACCGGAAACTACACCTGAAAAAATGAAGTTTTTATCTTTATCGTGGAACTTATAAATATCTCCCCCAGAGGGAGCATAAGCGCCGACCTTGTTCCAGATAGCACTTAACTGGGAATCTAATATTGCATTTACGTAATGTCCCGAGTCCGGTAATGCGCTCGCATACTGATAATCCGATAAGTTTGTAGATAAGGTAGATCCACGCTCTAGCCTAGTATCTAAGGGTGACGGGTCATTTGGCACTGAGTTGTAAGTTGAAATAAACTTCCCATAAGTTGAGGAGACAACGTATGAAGAAGCTCCACTAGCAACATCAGAACCATAATTTATAATATTTAGAAAGCCTGAATCATAAGAGCTAGCACCTGATACTGACTCCCCGTCCACATACTGAGTAGAGGAAACTGCGTGTGAATGTTGGACAAAGCCTCCAGCATCCTTTCCAAAGGTTACGGCTTGGAAGGTGTAATTTGATGTATCAAGAATAGAGCTAACTGACGGTAGATCAGCCAAAGCCGGGTTTACCGTCAAAATATCAGTTAAAACTTCTCCGAATCCTTGAACAAACATTATACTGGGGTGACCGTTAGCGCCCTGCGGTTATTTTCAGCGGAGCGTGTCGCTGTTATGAGTGCATTAGGCAATCGATAGTCAATCCTAGATCCACCTTCAGACTCCATTATAGTCGCAGTTTTGGACTTGTCTCGACTAGCGTAAGCAGTCGCAGCATTCTTACCTGCGATATTATTGAAATGTTTAAATATTTCGAATATGTCTTGTTTAGTAAGCTCCAAGCGATATTCTAAGCAACCCTTGACTAACCCCTCAACCTTACATAAAGGATCGCTAATAGTCCCGGCTGCAAAGATTTCTGAAAGCTTCTTCATAGTGAGATCTTGAATCTCAACAGTATTAACCAACATAAACTCGTCAGGTTGAGCACCTGGAGACATGAAGACCTCAATCACATAATTTTGATTTAACCTATGTAGTTGGTTGTAAGTTTTCTGATAGTCCCCAGGAAGCCTAATGTCTCGGTTACGAGTATTGAAGGATACTTCAAAATCTTCAAAACTGCTGGTGCTTAACCCAATAATAGGTGATGTCGGAGTTGCGGATGTTTGATCTAAACACTCGTAATTAGTTGAGGTTATAGGTTGAGATATGTTTGATTTTAACTCTAAGCTCTTGGTGTGAGAGTAAGTCTGTAATAATTCTTGCCTGGATATTAATTGATTGTGCTGAGTCCACTGACCACTAGGTGTGAAACTCCACATTTTACCGTCCTCAGGTTTCGTATGAATCCAAATTCCTACGCTCCTCCCACCTGAAGTAGTACCCGAATCCCTGCTGATCAAGCTATTTAGATTAACTTTAAATTCGTGTTCTGGAGATAAGAAGTTGTTAGCTATCGGATACGTGGAGTCAGCGGCATACTTTGAAATGTCGAAACGTAATCTCGTTGTCGCTCCAGCACCGGACCTCATTAATGGAAAAGTGTTGTCGAATAGGAAAGGATCGTCGTATGAGTTTCTCTGAGACCCTGGGATCCTCACTACAGAGAACGATGCATCTTCCTCGATTCCTGAGGTTAGAACCAACTCTACGGCTTCTAGGACGCCAGAAGAGACCCTCTCAACAGTGCCTATATACATGTCCGAATCGCTAGAGGCTGCAAAGGAAGTGGTTCCTGTGAAAGGATCGCTGGTTACAGTGATAGCAGGGGTCGCGGATAAGGAAGTAGCAACTAAAGTTGTTGCACTGCCAAGTTCTTCGAAATCGTGGTTGTAGAGCAGCGGCCCAAAAGTGTGAGAGAATATATTAGCACCATCTTTATCCTGAACGTCTGGACTTAACCTATGCCACCTAAAGTTTTCTTGATAAGTTCTGAAGAGTCTATGAAGATCCCTGCCAAACTCGAAGTAGTAATAATCATTCATTGAGGCTGGGAACGTGTACCCGGCGCTGGCATCATTGGTTGCGCTGGCCGTGTATGATCTGAAATCACCATCTATTAATGCTTGAACCCTCTCAGTCTCTGAGAGTAAGAATGGTATAAGTTCAGGGTTAGTGCTCGGATCATTAAGACTTTCATTTAAATCATCTAGGTATGACTGTAGGCTAGATGACGATCCGCTATTATCGATAAGAGATTTCAAACTTTTCTGCTTCTCTGCTATCCTGTGCATAGCAGCATAGATACCAGGAAGTTGACCACGATCGGTAGTTCTGTCGCTGTTCTGCTGCATCGTCCCAACCTTACCCCTAACGTTCTGAGTATTACTGACATCATACTCATAGTAGGTATTGTTGGAGTTAAGGTTTTCACACTGAGCCCATATTGGTGGTAAGGTAATAACACTACTAACTGGAGTAAATGCTTGAGAGCTTGGGTTCAACCCTAAAGTAATCCCACTGAGGCCAGAGGCGTTCATCCCAAGAGAAACTGGCATGTTAAACCCAGTTCTATCATGATACCCAGCAAAGGGCATTACCTTCTCGTATGACCTTCTTCTTGAAGTATTTCGAGGAACAGATCCTATACTAGCTACATTAACTAGCTCTGGAGATACAAGCGATTGTGTGGCTGACCTTTCAATCACATTCCCATCAGTTTTAATACCTCTCTTGTAGGTGTTAAGAAAGATACCAGAAGCGAAATTATTAGATCCAGCCGCAACTTCAATCTCCGAACTATCTAAGTAAACGTGAGGTAGTGAGCTAGCTTCGAATCCAAGATTATCAGGAGCCGCAGATACCTCTAATGAAATCAAGGGTATTGAGTGCGCTGGGGCAAATTTACCAACGGCCTGTGAAACAAATTTTAAAGCATCTCCACTATCCGTTGTATCCAAATTAGCTTTATTAAAATCAAATTCTGATGAATCTAATACTAGCTTAAAGTGAGATGACTTACCCGACCATAAGGATGCATACTCAAACTTCTTATCGTTAAGGTTTCTGATAAGGTTGTCGAGATTTGGCGGAGCATTATAACCTGATGTGAAAATTAACCAAGACCCTAACCTAGGTTCATCATCCTTATCGAGTGCATTTGTAGCAATGTAAGAACTAACATCTAAAGCGAAATTATTCCCAACACCAAAGCAAGCTAAACGGTCGGTTATGAATTCTAACATGTCAGCATCTAACTCAGTGTTGACATAATATGGATACTCTTCAAAAGGCGGGATGGTATAGTCTCTCCCCCTATAATTAAACACACCTTTAAATTCAGCCAGCCATGTACTAAGTGGGAATTTATCAGGGAACTGCACGATCGTGTCCAACAGTATCTTATCAACCGAGAGTCGGATGTTCTCATCCATGCTGGAAGTACTGTACTTCTCAACGTCCATGCTAGCAGCTAAAGCAGGAGTCCAAGTGCTGAAGTCTTTAAAAAACGGAGACTCGGTAGCCAATGAGTAATAAATTAAGTAAGGAACATAAGATTCCCAAAGCTCAGATAGTCTACCCTCAATTGGAAAACTGCTCTTGGGGAAGATGGTGTTTACCGTGCTTTGAATAGCTTTCTTGGTCCCCACCGCCTTATAAATGGACACTGCATTCCTGAGTTGCAATCTCCACCTTTCAGGGTTATTTCCAAATAAATCCCAACCTATAAGTTGTGCGACTAAAGGTAAGTAATCATCAGGACAATCATCAAGATCGTAGAGAGTAGAGATCTGCTCAGTATCGTTATTGATATCAAAAGCAAAAAACGATAACGCCCTAATCAATCTAGCAAATGGCCCATCCTCAATTTTAATTGCACTCTTAAGGTTGCTTTCAATGTACGTATCAAACTTATCCCTAACCCTAAAGTCAGAGGAGTCTGCGTATAGAGGAGAGTAGATGACCTCATTCCAAGTCTTAAGTTTATCTAGTTGCTGTGTGCCACTAAGATCCGAACGAGTCCCAGATGCGAACAAGGTGGATGGGTAGTAAGCTGATGAGGCATTCCTCCAAACATGCTCAGTTATGCCGTTAATTCCATCTTTCAGCTTGATGGGGTTGCCTTCATAAAGACTACTTACTAGTAACCCCTTAACATAGGATGAGGGGCTAAATGACTGCCCTGATGTATTAAGAAAATAAACCCAAGACAAATTAGAGATTAAATAGTTATGGATCGTTGAAGCGTCACCTATCGCTGCAAACCTAGTTTTATCAGGAGTGTTAAGTGTTATAGAGGAGAGTAAAGTATCATCTACATAGTTTGAAAAAGCTTCTTGATCTTTAAAGTCTTTAAATTTTATGTCAAAATAAGATAGAATATTATCTTCAAAGTTTTGAGTTGTGATATTAGTTAAGTTATTTTGCTTTACAAAGTATGGAGCTATCCCTTGAATGGTGTTGATACCACTAAAAGAAGTGTCTGCAACTGCACTAACATTTATTAATGAAGTGAAGTTAGCAGCAATATCAATATGACTATTGATAATGGTATCTACTAAGTCATCAGACTTGGGCGTCCCTGAGACATCATCCTCATACAAGTAACCTGGGAGGATGAACTTTAAAGCCTCCGAGTAGTTTCTTTGAAAGAAGTTTTGATTTCTTAAATAAGTCTTACCCGACATTAAACGTACTCTACCTTAATAGCTAGGTTATTTAGCTGGATAATTTCATTGAAGCCTACTTTGATAGGGGATTCAACGTTACTAACCTCTGCATATCTAATGTTTGTTTCATCACCTAATAAAACTCTTATTAGATCCTGAGGTACAAAAGGCTCCCCAAACTCTACGTTATCAAAGCCCATGTAGTTTAAGATGGAGTTTCTAGCGGACTGTATAAGTACGCTTTCACTTCTTCTGAATTTCTCATCAATGTTCAGAGTAACTACAAGGTCTAAAGTTCTAATTAAACCATCAACCACTACAACTTCATCCGTCAGCATTTTCTTAGAATCTAGAGATTCCAGAAGCTGACGCTTGTATTCTTGAGTGGCCTTTCTAAGCTGCGTATCTGAGGCTCTTTCTAAAACAAAAAGATCAATAATGTTGGCGGAAGAAAAAGCCCTACGAACGACGGCAGTAGCCTTTCCAGTCGAACCATAATTGGACGCAAATCTATTTGCAAAAGCCTTGAAGTCCTCTAATGTGACAAGTCTATCTTGAGTTCTAAAGTATAGCGGGGCATATCTTTTTGCCTGAGCCACTGATTCGGCATCTCGGCCTCCAGTCCCTAAACTGGTATTTTCCACTGTAACGGTCACAGATTCACTAGCGGCACTCGTAGAGGAATTGCCATCTATCTGAGCATTGATGATGCCTTCTGCAATGTTGCCCCTGCTACCTCCTCCTATACGATAAGTAACAACGTAGTTGTCACCTATTGCAGGAGATCTTCCAATACTATCATCTCCAAAAAGAATAGAGGCTTTAAAGTTCTGATCAGTTGTTACCTGGAAGACCTTATCACTCCCACCTGATGCAAAGTAGATGTTGTCTTCCTCCTTATACACGCCCTCTGTGTTTGTGCTACCAGTTAAAAACACTTGAGCACTCTTCTCAACATAAGGAGACTCGGAAAGCTCTATAGATTTAATCTGAGAAGGAGATGTAAATGTTCCAGTCTCAACAACTAAAGCCCCCTCAAGAAGGACGGCGTCGGTTACTAAGACGTTCCCACCACTGGCGCTTACAGAAAACTCTAGGTCTTCTGTCGAATCTGTGAGATCTACAGTGCCATTATTATTTACTTTATATATCGTGTAGCTTAAAGATCCACCGTCTTCAGGCGATGTGACAGACAGCACGCGGTTGGCTGCTGATACTGTCAAAGTAGTGGGGGCAGCAACCGTATCGGTGCTATAAGCTAGCGAGGCGTTTGCTGCTGCTGAGATAGGACCCTTCATCCTCACCCCTATCAACTCCAAAAGCTTCTTAACACTATCGCGACTACGGGCAGTTCCTATGTAATTTTCGTTGGCTAGGTAATCAGACTTGTTGGACTGGATGTGACCAACCGCTGCCATCATCTCTAACAAGAGCATTCCGAAATCAGAACTCTCGAAGTTGTTATAGTCTAATGGAAATGTTGCCTTGATGTAGTCAATTAAGTTTTGACGCAAGGTCTCAAAGTCCGAAGCACTGAAATCAATGAGCTTTACCTTATCCGTAATATCTGAAGGTAATAACTTCAAGAAATCCGATTCAACTGTCCCCGAGAAAGCCACCATTAAATCCTAACTCCAATATTAAAAGCTGACGCAATAGAATCCCTAACGGAGCAGAATAAATTAACCTTTAATTGCCCAGTCCTCGTTTCGAAAGCTTGAATTTTGCCTACGGAAACGGTTCTAAGATATCTACGTATCGCAGTAACGACCTCCTCTTTTATCAAAGAAAACAGAGTCTCGTCTAAAGGCTCCATGAGGAATTTTTTAAGATTGCACCCTAAATCGGGCCGCATAAACCTCTCACCTCTTTGAGTTTTAATCAAGGATGAAAGATTAGATTTAATTAAATCTAGGTTGGATGCTTTACTGAAATACCCGTTTTTAGGGTTAAGAGGGATCGGGTAAGCGAGCCCTTGAAACTTAGGATCCTCCAGTGAGGTAGGTCTTTTAAGTAACCGAGGGGATACTTTACCGTAAGTTGTTACGTTATTTGAAATTGCCATTTTAATCTAAGTCTATGTTCTTAAAGAACTTTTGAGTAGCATTGTAATTATTTAGGACTTCACTGTCATCTAAAGGTCTACTATAGAATCGAGTGCATCCCAAATAACCTCGCAAACCACTAATCTTTCCGTTGTATTCTCCGCCCATAAAGTTACCATTAGGATTGCCATCAGTATACCCGCCCCCTAGAATCCAAGGAGTAAAGAAAGTATCTAATATAGGACCTGCCTTTGCAGCGTCAACAGAAGCAGCATTCAAACTGGACGAGTCATACCTGAATGAATTATTTTGGAATACTGATGGAGTTTTAAATACCTCTCCAACTGTCGTGGTACCAAACACGCTACGGTAACTAGAAGTGCTTATATTGACGCCATCAAGGTATACCTTAATTGAATCTTCTAATGGATTAACCGTAAGGGATAAATGGCAGAATTCACTTTCGCAACTTGAGAGTGATTTACCATTGATGGATTGGAAGACAGGAATTTTAAGACCTCTCCAACCAGTTCTGTTACAATTAGTATCACGATCAGCTATGAACCCGACGCTAGACGAGTCGTAGGATTGGGTGGGAGCTAATACTAAAACTGCGGATGCTCCTGGGTTATCTGCGGCTGCGTTGCTTGGCAGTTGATTTTGAGTGAATCTCCTATCTATTGAGAACCCATAAACTAAACCTCTAACAACACCTGTCCCATCATCTTTATCTAAATTGTTAATATCAGCTTGAGGGGATTTACTATCGCTTATCCCTGTGTTTTCATTAGCTAAAATTAATCGATACAAGGCTGATGTAGATGCATTTCCTACCGTGTAACCATCTGCAACGCTGCTCAAGTTAGGGGCATGTATCCAAGTTTCGAAGGAGGCTCCCTTAGTGTTGTAGAACATATCCTGAAGGTCGCTTTGTTGCGGTAGTCTAGCGTAACTCCCCATTGAACTTACGATAGCATTGTTAGAGGAATTTAGTTTGCACACACCTTCAAGATTGGCCAAACCCAGTCCTTTATTCAAAACAGAAGACGGAGTGCCTACAATCTTACCATTATTAGACTCCCCGGCGTTGCTAGAGTTTCGTAGGCCATACAATGTACTTGATGTACTACTGAATTTAACTGTTAGATAGTTATACAAAGCTACTAACCCATCATCAACAATCCTAGTGTTTACTTGCAGAGTTGGGGCAGATGAGGCAGGCGCGTCTGACAGAACTTCACCCTTGGCTACATTTGCTAATAGAATGTGATCAAGGAACACCGAATCGTTTGTCTCTATCTTTTCAGTAAACTTTACCTCAAGAGGTAAAACCACACCCGTCACATCAGCTTGATCCAGCACGATGTTTCTTTGATTTTCAATATCAACTAAGAAATTAGAACCGGCCAGATAAGAAAAGTCATTAACTGGAACATTCCCCGGTGTATATAAAGGACCTTTGCCCAGGAAGGCAGGCACCTTAACAGCAAGCTCAATCTGTTTTTTACGCTTCCTTACCTTGTCGTCAAATTGAGCAGTCTCTGAGAACAGCACCTGACGCATGTTGTCAATTACCGCAATGGAAGAACCTGCATCTATCAACTCTTGAAGTTCAGAAGAAACATCAAATACCTTCCTGTCTTTTTGGCCTACAAGGCTTAGTAGGAGATTGTCTTGATTGTAATACTCAGTAAGAGAGGCAGAATCATCAATAATATTGGGATCTAAAATATTGTTAAAGTAATATTTAAGATCTTCTGAAGTAGTTGGAATGCCACGACCACCTAAGTTGGGGTCAAATTCTAGTTTCCAGTTGGTCCCGTCTGGGAATCCGCCGGGTTTAAACTTTACTAATTCCTCTCTTTCGGATAACTCAAGAAGAGCAGGCTCAATACCATCGGTTTGCGAGTCATAATATAAACCATCAACAGATAATAAAAATTTACCTGACCGAGACTTAGGTGGTCCAGCCTCAAGGCGGAATACGGACTCTGTAAGTTCCCGAGGCTCTCCAGGCTCCAATGAGGGATTTAATGTTCTATTAAGGATGATATCATCAATATTACGTTGCTGCTCATCAGCCTGAGCTATAAACCCTTGAGCTATGTTGGATTGCTCTACTGCAACCGCAAACTGAGAATTAATTATTTGACTGTAATCTGAGGGCTTTAGTGCAGCTAATTCTTCCCTACGGGCACCAGCCTCGCCATTTTGAAAGTCCAAGGACTCTTTAAATTTTGCCATGCAAGCCTTGGCAGCATTTAACCTGTTTTCAAGCTCAGTGGCTGCGGCAGCAGCGCCTTGTGCCGCGCCGACAAACTCCCCTATTGCCCCTGTGATTCCAGCGAGCACATCCAACCCAAACCTAGATGAACTAGAGAAGTACCCAAAAAAGCCGTCTCGATCAGGGAATAGTGAAATGCCTAAAGCATCACGAATTTCAGAATTTATTCTCTTTACGACAGCGTCAGCCGCAGCCCTGCCTTTCGCTAATGAATCGCGATAAGCTAAAAGAATGGGAGTTGGTATTAAGCCAAGAACATCAGAGGCCAGCCCAAGCATACAGCTTGGAACACCAAACTGACCAGCAAGGTTAGCGGCACTGCCTCCAGAGCTAAGAAATGTTTTAAGATCGAATGCCATTAGATTTCAATACCTCCAGGACCGATACCTGTTGGGTCGTAGTAGTCATTAGGAACTAACTGCACTCCGGCTGGAGGACTTCCAGTGGCAGGATTGACAGGCTGTGCTCTGTCGTCCTTAGAGGGGCTTTTTGGTAAGAATCTTACCGGAGTCCCGTTCAGGTTGACAACAGATCCATTTGCGTTTAC